CTGCGTATGATTACCGTGACCGCAGACATTACCGCTCCCCTGTATTGGTGGAAGGAATACGATACCTACAAGGTAGGTACTGTGGCAAACTCCTGTTCTACCATGCACAAAATCCAGGCAAAGGAGTTTACTCTGTCTGATTTCAGCACTGACCACCTGTCTGATACCAACCTCATTATCCTGGGCTTTACCATTGACGCATTGAACAATGCCCGTCTGGATTTCCTTGACAACCAGGACAAGCGGGACTGGTGGCAGATGATACAGCTTCTCCCTACCTCCTACAATCAGCGCAGAACGGTACAGTTCAATTACGCAGTACTCAAGAATATGTACCATTCCCGCCAGAACCATAAATTGGATGAATGGCGTGAGTTCTGCCAGTGGGTCAAGTCACTGCCGTACAGTGAGTTAATTACAGGATAAGGAGTGTGGGGATTATGGATTATTCCAAAATACCAGAAGAGATGAAACAATTAAATCAGTGGGTCTGTGCCTGGGATACTTCCAAAGTCCCCATGAAAGCCTTTGAAAAGAGAGCCGCTTCCTCTACTGCCCCGGATACTTGGAGTTCCTTTGAGCAGGCAGAGTGGGCAGTAGAGAACGGCTACTATGATAATCTGGGTTTTGTCTTTGCAGATAATGGACTGGTTGGTATTGATATTGACGCAGGCTTTGAAGATGGTCTTATGACTCCCCTCTGCGCTGATATTATGCAGACCTGCCGTTCTTATACAGAGAAGTCCAGAAGCGGACGTGGGGTACATATTCTGCTGCGTGGTGACCTTCCCTTCTACGGAAAGAACAACCTTGCCGGGGTAGAAATCTACAAAGCACGGCGGTTCTTTATTATGACTGGAAAACAGCTTATCTTTCCAACCATTATTGAAAACCAGGAAGCCATTGATTATGTGGTGGAGAAGTATTTCAAAGAGGTGGAGCGGGACAACGGCGGCAAGCCTGCACTGGTGCAGAAAATCTACTCACCGAAGTTCCGAAAGCCAGAAGATGGAAAGATTTATGTGCGCCCCGATTACCCGCCGATTGCTGCCGGGGGCAGAAACCTCTCACTGACTTCCCTTGCAGGCGCAATGCACAATACGGGATATAATCCCAAACAGATTTATGCAGAGTTGAAATTCGTAAACATGACTCAGTGCAATCCCCCGCTCGATGACCGGGAACTGCAAACCATTACAGAAAGCGTTACACGATACAGGAGGTGAGTCACATGGACGAAGACGATTATTGCTATGAATGTACGGGCTATGGGGATGACTACCACCTGGATGATGACGGCGAACTGGTGAGCAGTTGTCCCGGCTGCCCTTTTAATAAATGGGAAGGAGATTATGACGATGAATGAAACGTGTGCAACCTGTACTCACTTCATCGGTGGCGGTGACTGGGGACTGTGTTGTGATTTGAAATACGATTTATGTTATAGCTGCACCCCGAAGTGCGGTGAGTATGAACAGAAGGAGGAAACAGACAATGAATGACAGACTGCATATTCAGTGGAGTACTGGAAGCATGACTATCTATATGCCTGCGTTCTTCCCCTGCACTGCCGGGAAACTCAGTAAGCTGAAAAAGCTGATTACCCTGGACTACGAACACGCAGAAGCCTTGCTTGAGCAAATGCAGACTTACTTCCGTGAGCGTATCCCGGAATGTGAGGAAGCATTTCAGCGTGAGGGTAAAGCCTACTGGCGCAACCGGGACAAAGCGGCTGAGTATGAACAGCAGCTTGCAACGGGAAAGACCCCGGTAGGACTTCCGCTGACAAAGGAGCAGAAGAAGGACTGGGAGAAGTTTGCAAAAGACCTCGCCGCTTCTGCCAGGGCTTGCAAGCGTTACGCATTGCAGGCGAAGAAGCAGAAAGAATGGTTTGAAGCCCACCTGGAAGGAGGTGCAGAAGAGTGAGTGATGAATTATTTCAGTTGTCAAACGGACGGTATATTACCTCTGAGGAAATCTCAGAGAAGATGTTCTATATCAAGTCCGTACACCCAGAACTGCCCTACCAGGAAAATTCCACGGGGTACTCATGGGATGAAGCGGGTATGGCAGACCTGTTTTCTGAGTGTTACCAGAAGGATACCCGGTACTGCCCCGAAGCAAAGTCCTGGTACACCTACGATACGGGTAAGTGGCATAAGGATGTGGGCGCACTTCTGGTATCTGCAAAGATTAAGGAGTTCGTGCGGCTGATGGCTCTGTACTGCGGAGAAATCACAGACGAAGAGAAACGTAAGCAGTATATGGCTTTTGTGGGTAAGATGGGTGACAGGCGTTTCCGTGACCGACTGATGAAGGACGCTGCGGACAGTATGAAGATTGCTGCCGCCCAGTTCGACACGCACCCTTACTTGATTAACTGTCTGAATGGTACTTATGACCTGGAACACATGACCTTCCGGGAACATAAATGGGACGATTTTTTAACCATGCAGACCAACTTTGAGTACACCATGCAGGATGTAACCTGCCCCAGATGGGAACAGTTCATTACAGAAGTGACTCAGAACGACTCTGACAAGGCAGACTACCTGCAAAGGGCTTTGGGTTATTCTATTCTGGGTACATCGAAGGAAGAGTGTATGTTTATCCTGCACGGCAAGACAACCCGTAACGGTAAGTCTACTATGCTTGACGCAATACAGCACTTGCTTGGTGATTACTCCACGGTTGCTCCGGTAGAACTTATCTGCCGCAGTGACCGCCAGAAGAACGCAGAAGCAGCGAACCCGGTACTTGCCAAACTCAAGGGCAAACGCATGGTCACCATGTCGGAGTCAGATACCGCAGGCAAACTGGATGAAGCCACGATTAAGCAGTACACAGGTGGTGAGGACATTACTGCCCGTGAGTTGTATCAGTCGGCTATCACCTACAAACCGCAGTTTACCATGTGGCTGTCCTGTAATGACCTGCCTGCTGTAAAGGATAAGTCCCTGTTTGCTTCTGACCGTGTGCGTGTCATTGAGTTCAACCGTCACTTCTCCGATGAAGAGCAGGACAAGGGACTCAAGGATTACTTTGAAACCCCAGACGCAATGCGTGGTATCTTCACATGGTTGGTAGCCGGGTACTTCAAGTATATCCGTTTCGGGCTGAAAATGTCTGAGGGTATGCAGAAGGTTATCAAGGCGTATGAGAAGGACAATGACCTGGTTCTGCAATTCCTGGAAGAGAAGTGTGAGCGCAATGCAGAAGGTAAGACCCGTGCGAAAACCCTGTATGACACCTACAAAGTATGGTGCAAGGGTAACGGATATTATGTGTGCAGCATGAAGAAATTCAATGCCGAACTCACAGCGCACCCGGAATGGTATGCAGAAAAGAATGTTACCCAGGGCGTTTTACACTACTATGGGGTAGCTTTGAAGCAGAATTAGCATGAGGTTGGTAGGGTAAAATTGAATTTTACTATAAGTTTTCTTAGTACGCGCGTATCTATAAAAACTTATGGGAAAATCTTGATTTACCCTACCATGCCCTACGGAAAGCAGAAAGGAGTTATCAATGGAGTCTTACGTTGAAAGATGGGCAAGAGAACAGCGTGAAGCAGAAGAAGCGCAGAAGTCGCAGAAGGAGGTGCAGAAGGACAATGGCAGAAGAGCAGAAGAAACCCGGAGTAAGAGGGAAAGACAGAAAGCCCAGAAGAACAGAAGGGTATCAGAAGAGCAGTCCTAAGAATTTGGTGAAAGCCAGAGAGAACAGTCCTATCATGCAGGCACAGAAAGCAGAAATGCCAGAAGGGTACAATGCAAGGGTGACTGCCTTTATGATGGAGATTATGCCGAAAGAACCTCTGGACTTGCAGGACGTGGCAGAAATGGAAAGACGGTTCTTGAATTATGTGCAGAAATGTTCTGAGTGGGATATGAAGGTAGGCAACCAGGCGGCATATATGGCTATCGGTATCACGAAGGAACAGGCATGGGAATGGGAGAACGTCACGAAGGGGAACCCCGCCCGCTCTGACTTTATCAAAAAAGTTCGTCAATTCTGCGGCGTTTTTCGTGAGGGTCTTATGCAGGACGGCAAGGTGAACCCTGTCACGGGTATCTTCTGGCAGAAGAACTATGACGGTATGAAAGACCAGACAGAAATGGTACTTACGCCTAACAATCCTCTGGGAGAGCAGAAGGACATGAAAGCCCTTGAGCAGAAATATCTTGAGAGTGCTTATGACGGCTCAGAAGTCGCAGAAGGGAGTTTTACAGAAATTA